TGACGTAAACCACTAACATCTAGTGGAAACATGAAGTTAACTTGACCTCCCCAGTTCTCAGCTATCGTGTAGCTTCTCTGACTCATCACATCATCATAGGGAACCGTATGATTCCCCATGTAGAAAGGACTGAATGTCATTGTTGCTCCATTGCAACTGACACCAGATCCATAGTGTTGTCTACTCGGTGCTCCATTATTCTGGAATTGGACAGCTTGATTCGTCACATTTCCAGTCGCTGCAGCAACGGGATTAGAGGTATTATTAACCTCTGGATCTGATGCCTTAGCTGGTGCTACTGAGAGAAGACTGATAAGGAGACAGTAGTAGATTCCTGTTCGATAGTTCGATCTATCTCTGTCTTTTCTATGATCTGACTGGCTGCTCTTGTTACTACTTCTAGAGAGAAATCTGAGCCAGCTGTTGTCATGTTGAAGACTGAATCTGAATCTGCTATTCCTCCAGAGCTTGCTGATGTATGAGTTATATTGTCTCCCGACCATTTGTTTAACGCTGCTCCATAGGTGGTGATAACTATTTCTTCGTCTATATCTATTGTTGTAGTTGTTGTGCTGTTCATTGAACCCTGGGTGAAGTTGGGTTGAACTAATTCAGCTCTCGCTACCGTGGGTGATGCCAGTAGGAAGAGTAAAAGTAGTTTCTTCATTCTTCCTTTTTCTTAGCCATAGGACAATCTACGGTTTGTGGTTTGCCATTGTTTTTATTACCAGTGGTCAAGCCAAAAGTTGCAAGTGCTCCCGTAAACACACTGGCAACGAACGTGATATCTGAATTACCTGATTTCTTAACCATAGGTAATTCTACGTAGTTCATCGTAATGATAAATCCAGACCAGACAACAACGCCCAATCTGACAAATGTACC